CCAGTATCTGGAACAGGTGTTTCCGCTGTTCGGTGTAAGATTTATAGCCATCAACGATAACTATGACAGCCTGAACAGCCAGAGCCGTGACGGGATGCTGGTACCGATCAAGAGCATGATCAACGAAATGTACTCGAAAGACCTATCCCAGAAGATTCAGTCGTGCTTTCGCTCCAAGGAAGCACGGGGAGAAATCTATACGCTGGTTCCATTCGGCTACAAAAAGGATCAGAAGAATCATTTGGTTCTGGATGAGGAAGTCAGCGATGTGGTGATGCAGATTTTCTTCTGGAAGAAATCCGGCATGAAAGAGCGCGAGATTGCAAAGAAGCTGTCTGCGCAGGGAATCCCAACACCTTTTACGCGCCGCTGTCAGCTGGGATACCTGAAAAACACCTTGCGGGTAAAGGACCCCGCATGGCAGCCAGCTTTTGTGACAAAGGTGCTGGAAAATCCAATCTACACAGGAACCATGGTCTACAACCGTATTGCCTACGATGAAACATATCGGAAAATCGGGCAGAATCCACGGGAAAGCTGGCGGATGGTGCCGGACAGTCACCCGGCGATTATCAGCTGGGAACTGTTTGATGAAATTTCCGCATTACGGGAAGCCGAGCAAGCAGTCAAGGAAGAGCGAAAAAAGTTGTGCAGACAGCGCAGAAAGAACAATCCGAACATCTTCAAAGGCAGAATCTTTTGCAAAAAGTGCGGAGAAAAATTGGTCTGTCATTGGCAAAGTGATGGTACGCTGTATTTTTACTGTGCATCTTGCCATGTTTCCATCTCAGAGAAAGACCTCTGGAACGGCATCAATCAGGAACTGCACCAGAGGTTAGAAGAACATAAGTACTTGAAAAAGATGATACAAAAGAATTCGGGGAAAAGCAACCTTGAAACGAAGAAAACGGCATTGAACCGTGAAATGGAACGGCTGTCGGGCAATATCGTTCGACTGGAATCACAGAAGCGCAGCGGCTATGAGCAGTATGTTCTCGGAAAACTTTCAAAAGAAAAATTTCTGGAACTGAGGCAGGTTTTGGAAAATGAAATCACAACACTGAAACAGACGAAAGCTGAAAAAGAGGAAGAACTGGCCGTTGTTCAAGAAGAATTGCAGCAGAAAAAGCAAATCGCAGGCAACACAGAGGTTCTTTTAACAGCAAATAATCTGCAGCAGTATGTAAAGAAAATTGAAGTGGATCACAAGAAAAATACTTACACGGAATTTGTGTTTTAACGAGGAGAACAGACGATGAAAGAGAAGATCTATGATGCCCAGACAGGAATGGAATATGTTTTGGTGGGTGATTATTATCTGCCAGCCTTGAAATTGCCACGGACCCGTCCGGTTGGCCGCTGGGGAATGCTGCACAAGGCGTACCTGAAACTGCGAAAACCAGCCTATTATCAGAGCCTGCTGCTGAGTGGAAAGCTGGATACTGTTTTGGCAAATGTGGAAGAGCAGGCAGTGGAACGATATGAGGTTTTGATCGAGCAGCTGAGCCAGCGGGAGGGCGTATCGGAAAAACTGAAAGAAGAAAATCAGATGGAGTGGGTATGCCGCATGAGCAATCTGGAAAATCGTGCAGCGGAAATTGTAAAGGCAGAGTTGATTTATCCGTTTGAAAGGCGGTGAGCAGCAGATGATCGGAACCTATTACCGGCTTTCTCTTGCGGACGAGGATGTGGGTGCTGATAAGGCTGAGAGCAACAGCATTCAGGGCCAGCGTGGACTGATAGAGGGGTACATCATGGCTCGCCCGGAACTGGCCGCAGAGCCGCGTCAGGAGTACGTGGACGATGGTTATTCCGGCACATCCACAAGTCGC